GGGTCGAGTCGACAACAAGCGCTAGTTTCAAATCGAATTAAGTAAACGCAACACCAATGCATTAAGGCAATGAGCATTAACCCATGACCGACCGACAGCTCCGAATAATCGCATGGATCGAGGCTCACCCCGGCACATCAACGGCAGCGGTCACCAATCATTTCGACTTTACGTGCCCGTCTGCGGCATCGGCGGCTCTCGAAAGAACCGCATGGAATCTCATCTTGTCTCCTGAAATGGGAATCAGGCTCATCAAAACAATACCAGAAAACCAAAAAAAACGAGCGGCATGGAAAATAATACAGAAAAGAAGCGCGCGGGCAGGCCAAGAAAGCAAGTCCTGACCGAGAACATTGCGGAGCCAATCCCGAAAGCGGGCGACCCGTGCAGGGTTTGCGGCGGCACCGGTCTATTGGAGGATCATGACGAAGACGGCAACGTGACCGATATCCTCAACTGCGAATGGTGCAACGGCTCAGGCATTGAGCCAGGCGAGGATGAGATTGCAATCGAGGAAGACCAGGTTACCGACGATGACATTTTGGCAATCGCTGCCGAGGTCGGGTTTCACACTCCGGCATGGGGATTCGTCGATCCCAAAAAGATCGCGGCCGCTTGTGTCAGCGTGATCGGGTCTAAGCTCATGTCTCGGGCGTTTGAGGGGAAGGGGCCACGATGACTCTCCTCATTGCATTCCTCCTCATGCACCTGATCGGCGGAATCCATTGGGCTGCTTACATCGCGGTATTCGTCCTTTGGTTTCTACATTTGGTGCAACACGCTCGACGAGGTTAACCGCCACCATTCCGATCCCGTGAAGCCCGCCCTAATCCGGCGGGCTTTTTCGTGTCCTAACATCCCGCGAAAATAATTCTTGCAATGGCGATATATTAGGGGCTTTTTATCCTAATGTCAGGAATCGCCCAAGAAATGCAGCCGATGACGAGGAGCTTTGACCTTGTTCATTCATCGATCAATGATGAAGAGCGCACGATTGAATTTAACTTTTCGAGCGAAACTGAGGAAGTGGTTCGGGACTTTGGCGGCGAGCTAGCCGTTGAGATCCTGAGTCACGCAGACGGGGATATTGATCTCCGCAGGCTTAAAAACAAAGCCGCGTTCCTGATGGATCATCAATCGGCAGACCAGCGCGGGGTCGTCGAGTTCGCGGGAGTCTCTTCTAAAACTGGCCAAGCGAAAGTTCGCCTATCCAAATCCGTTCGCGGTGAGGAGCTTTGGCAGGACATGAAAGACGGAATCCGCACTAAAATTAGTGTCGGCTACAGCCTCCTCTCTGCATCCTACGCGGGCAAGCGGTCTGACGGAATGGCTAAATACCGCGTCAAGTGGAGGCCGTTTGAACTTTCTTCAGTCTCTATCGCTGCCGACGATTCTGTCGGTGTCAGGGATGCTACTTCAATTTTCGGCCTTCGTGCCGCTCAACTCTCAACTCAAATTATTATGGAAAAGTCCGAGGCTCAAACCGAAGAAGTCCGCGCCGTTGCTCCAGCAGTCGCGCCGGAGAAACCCGCCGTTGATGTTGCGCCAGTCGTGACCCGCAGCGCCGAACAACTCGAAAACGATAAGGTCATCGAGGCCGCCCGCCTGGAAAAGCGAGCCGCTGAAATCGCCCGTCTCGAAATCGACCGTCAAACCGAGATCCGCGACATGGGAACCGAGTTCGACATTTCCGCCGAAGACATCAAGGACGCGCTCAAGCGAGGCGCAACAGTTGACGACTTCCGGGCGGCCATTGTCGGCAAGCTCCGCGACGGATCTGCATCCTACACTATGCCAAAAGCAACCGCAGACATTCCAGATGCCGATGTCGGCACCCGCGCTCACACCGAAAACGCATGGGGCAACGCTGCAAAGCTGGCCCTTGGCGCTCGCGGTGCTGGGCTTCAAATCCCTTCTCGCGTCCAAGTCATCAGCGAAGGCAGGAATTACCTCACCGGCAACGGTGGCGTGACATTTCACCGCTCCATGGCCGGTTCGCTTACCCTTCTCGATGTTGCCAAAAGCGACCTCGGAATCGGTTATCCTGTAATCGAGGAGGCCGTTCAGATGATTCCTGAAATCGGAATCTTCCCGACTGACACCATCATCGGTGACACAATTTCTCTTTCTGTCAGGACCACAAAGGGAACCGCATCTTTCCGCAACGCAAACGAGGGCACGACCCCTCAGAAAGCCGAGTTTGAAAGCCGCGTCTTCCAGACCGGTATCGTCTCGGAGTTTATTAACGTGGACATCCAAGGCGTTCTAAATGCCTCGCGTGATCCAGGTCGCTTCCTCCTCAACCAGACCGTTGCGCGAACCAAGGACGTGCTTGAGCATGTCGCAGTGCAAAGCTGGTATGGCGGCACCGCGATGAGTTCCGACACGAAGGCACCTCCCGGCTTGCTCGCTCAGTCCTCGACCGCTGCGACGCACGTCCTCGACGCGACCGGCTCGACCGCGAAAACGTCCGTCTGGATCCTTGAGCTTGGCCAATACAGCCTTGATCACGTTTACGGCAATGACTCGACCTTCTCTTTCTCGGATTGGATCGAAGTCACCCACCAGGACGCCATTGGTAACAGCCTCCGCGTTTTGCAAAACTGGATCGAGGGCAGGATCACTCCTCGCCTCGCCAACAAAAACGCTGCCATCCGCGTCAAGAACGTTGGCACTGACAGCGGCAAAGGACTCACTGACATTCTGCTCGCACAAGCGTTCCAGAAGGCCCGTGAAATCGGCATGAAACCCAACGCTATCTTCATGACTCCTCGGAGCCAGTCGCAGCTACAGGTTTCTCGCACGACCTACAATCCGACCGGCTCACCATCGCCGCTCCCGCAGGAGCATCTCGGCGTTCCGATCTATTCGACCATCAACCTGTCCAACGCAGAAACCGTCTAATCCTCACGAAATAATATTATGAGCACTAACATTGTAAATCGTCGCAACGCATCCGATGCGCTACTGACTGTAACCAAGGAACTTCCTGCCGCCGCCGCCGCCGCTACCTCTGACGCTATCGAAATTGGCGGCAAGGGACCGCATCGGGAGGGCATCAAGCTCCGTGTTTCGTGGCCCGTCAACAGCGTTCTGGTCGCGACCAAAACCCTGATCATCACGCTACAGAGCAGCGAGTCCTCAACCCTTGCCGATGCGACCGATCCAGGTTCGACCTACACCATTACCGGCGACACTGGCTTTGTGGCCGGTTACGTCGATTTTGAGCTGGGTCAGAATGTGGCCGCATTCACCGGGTTCAAAGCCGCCGTTGAAGTCGGGGGCGGTAGCAATATCGCGACCATTCTTACCGGCGAAATCATCAAATGATCGAATCTCTGCCATCCGTTCCCAGCAAGGGTGCATTGCCGTGTCGTTCCGGCGATGCACCTGAGCAGGATCGTGTGACAAGGATCAAGCGCATCCTAGCAATAGTCGAAACTCTCTCCGGTAAAACGGAGGCTGTTGAGGCAATCGTTGAAGATGAGCGGGCCAATCTGAAATCTTTCCTTATTGAAGACCACAAGAGCGGCATTGAATCGCAAGTAAAAACCCTGCTCGGCAAATGAGCTACGCGAGAAACGATCAAGTCTCCGCAGTATCTGACCTGATCGCGATGGACGGCGAGGTGATCAACATCGCGGGCCGGAACTACCGGGCGCATATCGAGGTCGGATCAAACACGATGGAGGCGTCCGAATTTGGACTACACAGCCGGGACGAAACAATCCTAGCAACAATTATCAATCGAGGAGACCCACCGAGGGAAACCGAATCGGCGATGAGGGGCGGCAAGAAATACCGCATTTCGTCGATCGACAAATCAGGGGAGAAAATCCTCACACTTACATTAACGAATGACTAGCACAAAGCCAGACCTTTCAACTCGAGTTGAGGATTCAATTCTTGCTGTTTTGCGTGACGCCTTCCCCGGCGTTCGTGTCGCGTCTTATAGTGATTCTGCCGATGATCAGTTCGTATCTATCGGGGTTCGTGCGGAGTCGGGCGCTGAAAATCCTATCGGAACCAATATTTTCGACGTGAGCATTGAGGTTCAATGCAAAAACCTTTCAGGCGTTCAGCTTCAACTCATGAGCGCCATGATAGGCACCGCTCACGCGGCCAAAGAAACCATTGAGGCTAACGCGGGCAGGTCATTCGTCATGCCTCGCGGTCAGGCCGTTGAAGTCCTGGGAGCAACTCGCATCGTCGAGGATGAAAATTCCCGAGTCGTAACACAATCACTTTCAGCATCAATTCAACCGCTCTAACATCATGCCAACTCCAACCTACGTATCTGCCGCAGACTATCAAAAAGGCGTCGCCGCCGTTGAAACCGGAATCAATATTCAAGGTTTTGAACAGAGCTGGGCCAATGAGAGAATCAACATTGAAAACAAAGCCGGTTCACCGACGGGCTTTGTGCACAACTTCCTGATCTCCAGCTCTTGCACGATCACCGGCGAGGTGAATACCGCCGCCCTTACCGGCGTTCTTGGCGTTGCTCAGGGAGTTGCGGAAACCATAGCGAACGGCCTTGACGGCTACGGGGTCACCACAGGGGGCTGGTATATGAATGAAATTTCAATCAGCCAGGATCGGGGATCGCTCGCCACGGCATCTGTATCGTTTGAGAAATTTCCTGACATTGCCTAAAAATGCAAGTCACTCTAATTCCGACGCATTGCCCGCGCTTTGTCGCGGCTTGCGCCGTTTGCGGGATCGAATTAGCCGAGGGGACACCTGGCATTTCAAACACGTATTCCAAGCTCAAGAAATACGACCGAGGGGAACCGGGCGACATCCATTTCTACTTGAGCGACGGGCAGGGCGTCAACCCTCTAGCAATCGCTAAAGTATGGGCTGCGCCTGACGCCGAGCTTGCCGAAGCAGCGACAATCAAAGCCCGGCTCGTTGCGTGCAAGACGCCCGACGAATGGGAGAAGATCGCGGATGACATTGAAATCCTGCACCTCACCGGAGCCGTGGCGACCATTCGCCATTTCGAGCAGGGTAAGTTTCCAATCGGATCTAAAAGCGTCTCTGACGCCGAAGAGAGATCCGCGCAAATCATGTCAGACTTCGCGGGGCTTATGCGCTCCGCAAAAAGTCGCAACGGGGCGAAGTTTGCGGCGGCATTTGACGCCAACTGGACGCCTTCAATGTTTGCTTGGGTTAAAGCATGGGTCGCTCAATATCTTGAGCTCAAGGACTCGTGGAAAAGCGCCGGTAAGGCGATCAAGATTGAGCGGGATGACAGATTTCCTCTAATCATTCCGCAGGGGAAAAACTTTCAGAAACTACTAAAAAAATGGACATGAGCGAAACACTGACAATCGAAGACATCGAGCGCGAGGCAGACCCTGACATGGCCGCAATGCGAGCCACGGAGTTCACCTTTAGGGGTAAAACTCTAAGCCCTGTAACCAAGCTAACATCAAACGCGGCGAGGCTAATGAGGGCGTTTCCGTTCGGCTTTGAAATGGAGTTTGCGGGCGGAGAGCAAGTCATTGCGACCGGAAACGACTTTCTCGACCGGAGCGCGATCAAAGTGATGTGGCTACTGTCAGGCGATGCGACACGGGCACGAAGGGCGGCGCTGAATCCCGATAAGGCGTTCGGCGAGGCGTTTGACTGGTGGATTGAATCCGAATGCGGATCCGGCGAATACGAAGAAGCCTTTGCGGTCATCATGCAAATCAAGGCCGACATCGACGGGGTAGAGGCCACGGTCGATTCTCACGGCGGATCCGCGAACAGCGACACGCTGGGGGAGTGATTGGCTCGGATGCGGATTACGTCAGCACCGTAGCATCTGAGCTTCCCGGTATGCCGTGGGAATATTATGTGGCCGTTCTCCCGCTCGTGATCGGGATGCAGCTCCGCAATATCTCGCTTGCGAAGATCCCGAAGGTTGAGCTTGTCACGCCGGGGCGATCAGCGAAGGCAAAGGCCCGCGAGATTCTAGGCGAATTTGCCGAGGATTGGGATTAAGTTAGACCATGGCCAAGGACTCAGTGAGAATCAAGGTGGACACCGGCGAGCTTCAACGGGCTCTGCGGGATTACATGGCGCATACGAGCAAGACGCTACCGGAGGCGGTGAATAAAATCGCTATCGACGTTGCATTTCAGGCTAACCGAGCGGCAAAAAGGGCAACTCCTAACAACATCAAACGAGCCGACGCCAACGGAAAGCTATTCCACTCGCTCGCGGCAACCGGCGCAACGAAGTTCGGCAAGGCGGTCAGGGGCCAAGGCAATGCGGAAATAGCTCAAAAGATTTTCGACGCGAGGGTGAGGGCCATCAATTATTCAAAAGCCATTTTCCTAAAGCTTGCGAAGGATCTCGGGGGCAATATGAGGTCCGCGATTGGGCGTAGCCTGCCGAGCGGGCCAACGGCAACGAGGGCGCGAAACTCAATCCGGCCGCAGGCGGTTCTTGATATTGTCGGCATCCAAGATAAGCACGCGGCGAACATCATTCAGCCCGCCATGCAGGGCGGAATCAATGCCGTCGCTAAGGACAAGCGCGAATACATCAACCGCAAGATTGCGGAGGGCGCGAGGAGGCACTCGGGGCGGGGGCGGTGAAAATAAATTACTAATCGCCGGTTGCAAAGTCGCCTTAGATGTGGTAAAATGATCTACCGTTAGATTCAGTTTACCAGCCGTCCGGGGGCATTGCTTCCGGGCGGCTTTTTATTTGGCGGCGATGGTGAAATTCCGATCAAGAGCGGCGCGAACTTCGGCCGCGTCATAGCGGATGAGTCTTCCTCCGATCTTCAGAAAGGGAATTAGGCGGCGCTCCCTCATGGTGGCGAGCCAGCGAAGACTTGGGCGATCCTCCGGATTCGGGAATACGGTTTCGAGGAGGGTTTCTCCGCCAACGAGGGCGGCGCTGTCGATGATTAGGTTATTGTCTCTCATACGACACCTAACGTTCCATCAATAATTCCCCCGTCGCGCGTAATTAAATCGCGCCTCTCATTTGTCGCGGAATCGGAGACGCTTTAGGAGGTTGCGCCGCCTCTCTGGCCATCGATCAGTCCTCCGGCCGCTCTGATGACAATCGGCATGATTTCCGTGTGAAGTCGGTATGACGTGATCCCTCGGTTTCCATTCGCTGCGAATCGGCGAATGATTTCAGATTTCGAGGCTACGATATTATTTTTTTCGATCTGCCAACGGTCATTCAAACTTGGATTAGCGGCTTCGCTTCGCATCGTCGCTAGGATCTTGTCCGCATCGTCGGTAATCTCAGCTCTCCGCGCAATCGATTCGACCGAACTGCTCGCTTCCAAACAAGCGTCCTGATGCGAGGCTGCGAGAGTGAGAGAATGCACGTCCACAAGGAGCGGATCGCCCTTCTCTGTCTTTGCCCAACGGCTCGCTTGGAAAATCGCGGCGAGCTTCAAGACACGGCTGGGCCACTCCGACAACTCCGCGCAACGAATTTCAGCGGCCTCATTATCGGGTGGTCCGATTTCACGGCTTCGATCCCGGTTTTGTCCCTGAAACTCCGTCCATGCGAGCATTGCCTCGGCATCGAAATTAAATACACCTTCGATACCAGATATCCTTCCGAGTGCCTCAACGAGGAGGTCTAACTCCTCGCAATCTTCAGTCTCCTTCGGCCATGGAATCATCCGGGCAGGTTCGCTGGCGACATAGTATCCGAACCTTCGACGCAGCCCGCTCTTTGCATCCACTCCTTCAAATCGGCATACTGAAAACGTCGCCCCGATTGCAAGAGATAGCGTCGCGCAGGGTATAGACAGCTCTCCCGCGTCGTTACCCTCAGTCGCTTGGTGGCGGAAGGTTTGCGCCCAGGACTTCCCGTCGTAGAGCTTCAAGTATCGGTTTGCCATCTCCTTTCCCGAATAGCTTCCCCTCCACGATGAAACCAATGTGTTGCCTTCGTCTTCGAGCTGAATGCGGTGGGGTTGATTTGACCACTTCTCAAACGCTGCGGAGTCGCTCGCATTTCCTTCGTGGAAGGCATCTGATGCTAGAGCTTTCTTGGCGATGAGTTCCACAAGTCCGAACGATGTTGATTTTCTGATTCCAGGAGGGCCAACCACAAATTGAAATACGTTAGGGAATTTCTTGCCTGCGAAGTTCCAATAAGTCTTTGGCGTAAGAATCCCTCCCACTAGGGTTATCATCGGCGCGACCGTGAAAGAATCTGGCGCTTCGGTGAATTCTCGGGCGAAGGCTACAACGTCATCAAGAAGCGAGTCCTCGGGAATCGGGTGGACTCGCTCAGGAGGGGGACTGGAGTTGAAATTGTTGAACTCGTTGAATTGGCTTTTATCCATTTCAACATTTTCAACAATTTCAACGGGGGTGAGTCCCTCCGCAATAATGGCGTCGAGGTCGGCAGGGAGTGGTGCGGTGTGATGTGAGTTATTCATGGCGGTGTATGATCCCGCCGGTTGCAAAGTCGCCTTAGATGTGGTAAAATGATCTAGCGATTGATTCATTTTACCAGCCGTCCGGGGGCCTCGCTTCCGGGCGGCTTTTTATTTGGCGGCGGCGTCCTCCTCGATGGCCAGGATTTCCGAGAGACGATAGCGCACCGTCCGCGCTCCGAATGACAAGGGGCGGAGTATGCCCTCCTTCTCGCGGCGCTTGAGGGTTTTAGTCGAGAGGTTCCACCGCGCAGACAGTTCCTTGCGGGACAGTTGGCGGTCTTCTTTTGGGTGTAGAGTTAGGGACATGCCCAAACAGAACCCGACAATTGCGGCTCGTTAAATGCCTGTAATCTCCGATTTGAACGAATTCACAGAAACGGAGCTAGAAAATGTGAATCACGCGCTATTTATCGCACTTTGGCCGTTGGTAAAATGCGTGAACGATGTCCAACCCTTGATTCCGTAAGCGGCGGCTAGTTCCTGAATCTGCTCAAAGCGCTCCCGGTTTGGAACGTGGTTCTTTTCCCAAAATGGCAATCGCCAGGCCGTGAGCCATTTGAGGCCAGTTAACTTTATCTGTTTTGGCTCAACCTCTTTTGACTCGGCAGTCAATCCGATCTTGCTCCAATCCTGTTTGAGGTCGATGCGGAATCCGCAAAGCTTGTGCTTAGCGCATTCTGTCAGCATGAAGTGGAGGCTTTGCCGCATCATTTCATCCGGCGTCCGGGGGCCTCGCTTCCGGGCGGCTTTTTATTTGGGATTAAACATCCCGCCAAAACTCCGCCTGTTTCGCCATCGCCGAAAGACAATCCTCTTTTTCATCCTCGGTCATCGAGCTTGCTTTGACCTGCCCGATCACGACATCAAAGATTGCATTCTGAGCGGCGAGCAGTTCGTCAATGTCCGCAAGCAGTCCCTCCGCTTTCGCTGCGGCAAACTCCTTCACTCGGGCGTCTGCTACCGTCTGCCGGATTCTAGCCTCCTCAAGCGTAACTCCTTCGCCAGTATCCCCATTCCGCGACGGCGCGGGCACAAGCTGAAGCAGAATCCGAGTATCGTAGCAGACGGAGTTTTTCTCGCCTTCCTGACCGGCAAGCCCTAGCTGGTCGGCGCGTCGCTTTACCGTAGCTCTGTCAGCCCCGACGATTGACGCGATCTCGTTTATTGATTTGAGCATCAGCCCTCCTTATTCGGCTTCGGTTACAGTTACGGGCGGCGCAGGTTTCGGCGCTCCTGTCGGGTCCGATGGCAACCCGGCACTTTCCAGAAGGGCAATATCAACCTCATTTTGAGCTACGATCTTTTCAAAGCTCTTGCCTTTCTTCCGGCAAATGTCCTGTCTCGACGTGATCCCGAGTTGAACCTCTGCGACGGCGGTTTTAATGTCATTGAGAGGATCAACCCAATCCCAGGTTCGGCCGGAAAATTCAGCGTGATTAAGCCGCTCATAGTCGGCGATAGAATAGCCTTCAATCTGACCCATCAGCAGCGCCATGCGAAGCCAGCGGGAGCGGATCGGCATCTCGTGGCATTCAATGAGCCATTTGCAGAGCATCCGCCACGTATCGCGCTCCGAAAGAGTCCCCTGCCTGATCGATGAGTATGACACCCCCTCCAAGTCTTTTGCGAGCGTATTATAGTTCAAATAAATTCCCGCACTAACACCTCGCAAAATGGCCTTTCTAAAATCTGGGTAATCCGCGTTAGGGTGCGCGGGATCAATCATTTTCGCCGTCACGCCTGCGGGCAGAGTTTCGAAAGCGCCGGGCGAAGATGGAGCGAGGATATTTCCTCGCCCGTCATCGGCTCCGGTGTATTCCGAATCGCCCGTAGTCTCAAAAAACCCGAGCTTGTTTGACGACACGCGGGCCGCGATGACCTCCGATTCCTCATACTTCCCGAGGTGGCGCAACCTGAGCAGCACGGGGGCGAGCCACGAGAAGCCCTGAGACTGCGATACGCGCTTTGAGAGGAACAGGTGACACAGGTTATCGGCTGGCACCGAGAACGTCTCATGGCGGGCGTAAATCGCGCCTCGCGGGTCGAGTTTATCGAGATGGTAGGCTACAGGCTCATCCCATTCGTCGTATTCAATCCCCATATGAATCCGCTTGGCCGGGTCATTCGTGCGCGGGTTCAGCGCGTCAATTTCCAAAGCCTGCACCATGAATCCAAACTCGTTTTTTTCGATGCCATCAACCAGGCGGGACAATGCCCCGCCATCACGAGCAACGGCTCGCACAGTGGCGCGGGCGAGCATGGCGCGTGAATATTGGCGGGTCACGTCAAACTTTCCACGCTTTGAAAACTCCTCGTATGCTTGATCGACCTTCGCGCACGCGGTCACGTCGAGCTTGTCAGCGACTCCGCCCTTGTTTCGACCGTCTGCTTTGCGACACATGGATTTTACACCAATCCCGTGCTCGCCGACGATGTTGCTTTCTAGCTCCGTCAGGATACCCTCGACGTATCCGTCGTTACGCTCGCTATCCCGTGCGCGGTCGCGAAGAGAGGCAATATCCTGTTTTCCGATCTTGTCGGCGGGGCCGGATGTGGCGAGCCAATCGGCAGTATATCGAGTGGCTTTAGCCGCCTCAAAATTCCGCTTTCCGGATGTGGCGGGGTTTCCGTGTTGGTCGAGTATCATAATTATTCAAACGTTGGGTAAACCATTCTCCCGGTTCCAAGCCCGGCATCGAGACGAGCGGCGGCGATCTCGCGCTTTAAATCGACGCGATACATGGCGAGCAGTTCCTTTGCCTGCGGGATGGGGATCTTCGTAATGGGGACTCCTCCGATTGTGTAAGACTCGATACCTCGGCCCTCGTCGTCACTGATTCGTCCCTCAAGGTGAGCTTCCAACATCTTCACCATCCTGCGAGCGTGAGACTCTTCTATGGGGCGGGACACGGGCGGGCGCATGACGATAGACCCGATGAGACGGGTTTCCCTTGTGGCTCCGAGGTCGATGACGACCGACGCGGAATAATTCCCTGACGGCATCCCCTCAGTAAGTGATCCGGCAATGTCGAGATTCCAACTTGCGCCATCTACAACCGCCTCAACTGCGACGACATCGCCGGATTCAATGTGACGCAGGACTCCTTTTCCAGTCGATCCCGTTGCGAAAGTTTCGCGCCATGTCAGGGTATCGCCAAGGTAAGCCGTTGAGGGAATGCTCATGGCCTAGCAAAACCCTAATATATCGGCATTTCAACCCTATTATCAGGCATCTGTGACGAAATTGCGGGGAGTTTTATCTAATTGGTAGTCTTTCGCGACCTTTTCAGGGGTATTTCCTGCGAGGTTTTGAGCGATCTTGGCATAATTTGGATTGAGGGATCGGGCTGCTGCCATCGCGTAACCCCGCACATCGAGCGGCTCGTTTCGCAATCGGTTCGGGTTCGAAAAGAATTGATAAAAGTTCCCATCCTGCCCTTTCTTCATTTCGACATCCTCGCACAGGAGCATTTTGAAATATTCCGGCGTGTATCCGAACCCAAAGGGATAATGGGGATACCCAGGCGGGGCTTCGCCTTTCTTGTCCCATCTCAGATTGGCGTTTTGATAAATCAGGGACTTCGCTTCATGCGTCCCGATTTCGTAAACAGTGACGCCTGCCATCTTTTTAGCGGGTGAGACAATCGGCTTTGAAAGAACCGTTGATCCGTAGATTGCAAAAATACCACGGGCCTTTCTGGCTCTGGTAAACGCTCGCACGAAATCAGTCTTATATTTCGAGTCGATAAACCCGCGCACAGGCTTTAAATCCTTCCCTGACGGATGCCTAAAGACCGACCCTTCGACGAGCTTGTCTACGGCATTCCAAACCGCGTTTTCCGTGGGCTTGCCTGCAAGAACGTGATAGCCAAGCCCGAAAGTCTGGTTGTCGATGCCATGCCCGACAAATTCAAGCTCTACTCGGTCCCCCTGAACGTCTGCACCGAAGGTGACCATGATGCAACCATCAGGAATGAGCAAGGCGCCATCGTGGGCGCGTGAGAGGAAATCGTAAGCCTCCATGGCAATACCCTCGGGGCTTGGCTTCTCCTCCTCGGGTGCTTGATATGTCTCAGCGTCAAAGGTGTTAACTAAAACCTGAATAGCCATCTCGCGGTTTTCCGCCATCTCGGCATCAATCTCAAGTTGCGCCACGTAATGCAGATGGCTCTTAAATCCTTTTTGCACCGGGTGCGGTGAGGTCATTCCTGACGCGTGAAACCCCGCAATCCCCGTAAAGGGCCGTGTCGGGGTCCATTTATCATGAGACAACACGAGAAGGCGTCGCTCAGCGTCCGTGATTTTGCATCCGTTAGACGGGCACTCCATAAAGGCATCTTCCGGCGCATCCCGATGGTATCGGGTCTGATTCCGGTGCATCACAAACCACTCGGAGCAATGAGGGCACGGGTATTTCATCACGCGATAATCGCTTTGGAGCATCATGTCTTCAATCCGCGAAGATCCCTTTAGGCTCGGGTATGACGCTGCTATTTTCACAGTGTCAGGGTATTCCGTCCCGCGAACCCATAAGATTTTCAGCGGGTCGCCTTCATCCGTGTTTTTAAATGCGTCAACCTCGTCTGCGATCAGAAGATTGCCTTTCGCCCGTCGCATTTCGGTCGGGACATTCGCGCCGAATACGTTCAAAAGACCGCCTGGGAACATCTTGTGTAGAATCGTGTTTGAGCTTTTACGCCTGCCCTCGCCGTCTCCGAGAACCCTATCAAGTGACTCCGTGCATCGAATCAGGCCGGTCATAAAGGTTTCCTTGCTCCACTTCTCAGCGGCTCCGATGGTCGGGTAAGTCACAAGGATTTTCCGTTTCGATTCATCAATGGCGTGCCCGATAATGTTCATGATGACTTCCGTTTTACCGGATCGAGACGGCATCATGAAGACCGTCATTTGCACATTCGGATCAAACGGAGTCCGCATCATTTCGCGTTGATACGGCGCGAATGACAGGCGATACCGCCCGCCTCCCTCCATGCGGCGCACCGATTCGCTCCATTCCTCGCAGCTCAGAGTTTTCTTGAACCGGCAGAGCTGCAACAGATAGCGGGCGCTCTCTTTGCGGTATCGAGCAAGGGCGGAAATTG